TATTTTGTTTTTCGGGCTTCTTGCTGCTGGTGGTACATATGGAATTTACAAAACTTGGCAATGGTGGACGTCCGAAGGGGAACCAGAGAAGGCAAAAAGAATTGCGGTAGAATTTGATGAAATTTTACGCAATGCTCATGAAAAATTATCCATGGTTCAACTTAATCCGGGAGAAAACAAAGAATTTGTAGATAACTACCTTGCGCTTATGCAAAGTTGTTTTGGCGTTTTCCCAGACATGGTTGAGAATGGTAGTGACGAACGTCTTGTGATGGCTGGTGCAGAAAAATTACAAGAATTATCTTCAAGAACTTTTACTTTTCTAAACATAAAAGAAGCAATTGCTTTAGATTTGGCATCACCGAATGGTTGGGATGATGCAGTAATGGCTGTTGATAAATTAGGAAATGGTTTGATTGTGATTTCAGAAGCTGTACAAGCCGCCGCAGATAACATAACAGAACAAGAGCCTTCTGATGCACCAACTACAGATGTTGCTCCGGGAGATGTAGCCACAAGACAACTGCCAGATCCCGACCCCAGAGACAAAGGGATCGACGTTCTTGGAGAAAGAATTTATCTATCTCAGTACAGCAGAGAATTGGATCCGGCAACAAGAAGTGCTGCTCCAGTTCTAATCAAACGAGTTCTGCTGTCACCTACTGGGTTATCCTTTTGGGATCCCGAGAGCAAATGGGGCGGTGGATATCTAAATAACGCAGGTACAATTGCCGATCAGGTAATAAAACATTTAAAGTTCTTCATGAATCCTCGTGCTATAGATGAGGATTGGGCATTTGGTCCAATCAATAATGAGAGGAAGCTTCGTAAATTTATGAGGAAGAACACTCCGCGCGCGAGCAGGCGACCCGGCAGTGGTTACAAATCCACTAGAAGAGAATACAGGCGAAGATCGCCTCGATTAGCTCATTCTAGTAATAATAATAATATAGATATGGAATTCGATATGAATAATAGACAAAAAAGATTAGAAATCTTGGATAAGATAGCAGTTTCTACTAATAATAGTGACATTTCTATGAAAAATATTGAAAAATACGCTGATAATATTTCGAAAGAATATTACCAAGGTGCTTTAAAAGACCTTGATGACCAATATGCCAAGTCTTACTATACAGGGCTAAAAAGCATGTATGACCAGAAGCTTGGTGGTGATAAAGCTGATTACAAGAAGTTGTATGAGCCAAACGGAGGAGATGGAACAGAGTTACTTATAAAGTCACATCCAGAATCAATAGTCGTTTCAGACGCTATGGGAAATGGAGGACTTGTTGAGAACGTTCTTGAACAACAAAGGCATAATGTAGGAGTGGCACATAGTGCTCCAACAGGAAACTTCAGAGGGAAACACGCCCAGTTAGTTAAATCACTAATAAAGATTGCAGACGATGTTGACAGTATTAATTTTGAAGCCGCAGAGCTAATAGATGAAACACTCGAAGACATAATAACAATTTTGAAAGCTTAATGGTACATACGAATAGTTTGAATGTACTACAAAAATTTTATAAACATGTAAATACATGTAAGGAATAAATAAAATGCTTATACTTTTACAGCCAGGAATCGAGCCCTTAGGGCAATTCGATCTAGAAGACGACTACCATGCGCTAGTCGTTGGCGGTGAGTGCGGTATCTTTATGGACCTTGATGAAGAATCAGACGCCTATGCAGGTGATGTCTGGGCCCCAGGTCCACGCATTCATCTCCACCTAGGTGATGTCCCTAATGATGGCGAACTTTATGGCCTAGTAGACGAAGGTTCAAGCGGATACGGAACCCTTTTCGGTTCCATTATCGGCGGAACTGTAGGACAGGGAACTGGTTTTGGCACATTGTCAACAACCGGCGCCGTAGTTGTAGGTCCAGTTACCACTCGTGGTAGCGGCAAAGCAACTCTATGGACCAAACCCGGTCTATACGGTGTAACTATCGACGCGTGGGCAGACGAAGATGAATTCGCAGCCCTACCATTAAATGGCAACATTTATGGATCCGCAGAAGATGGAACCCTAGACGGAAAGCTAACTACTACTCTCGCGAATCAGCAGATAGCTCTCTCACTCGGATTATCGACAGACACGTCGCTAGTCTCTACAACTAATACCGCAGCAGGTGAGCAGGCAGCCACCGAGCACGCAGTTATTTATCTACTTGGTGTTCAGAAGTAATACTTCTAACCCCTTTTTAAGGAGAAATTAAAATGTCTGATATGTTTAATACCCATGGCGAACTAAACGCCGCAAGTGTAAAAGACGCCCTAGAAAAGATCGTGAAATATGCTGCTGTCGTTGAGGAAGCATCGTCCGCTAACTCATTGTCTCAAGGAACTTCATTAAATGATTCCCAGAGAGATGAATTGATTAAGCAGGCCCTAAGCTCTCAGGAAGGCAAAGTTGCTCTCGGTCAAGCTATGGCAAACCCAATCCGTAGAAACCTTGATTATCAAGGTGTCGGAAGAAAGGCCCTCGTGGTCGATCCTCTGCCTCAGGGTGCACTACCCGTCTACGACCGTGATATTGATGTAAGAGCAGTTGTTATTTCTAGCAACGGTTCTGCTCCAGAATCACGCGTCTTCGGCGACCGTGTGACTGTTCCAGAGTTTGAGGTTGTATCCAATCCTACCGTCCGTATCATGGAAGTGAAAAGACGTAGGTTCAACATCATCGATCGTGCCCAGCAGAAGGCCCGCCAAGAAATCCAGGCGCAGGAAGATACTAACGTATTCGCCGCTCTAGATTTCGCAGCTGACGACAACAAAGGTGGAGAGAACGCACTACAGGTTCTAGATAACGGTACGACAACTACCGAACTATCTAAGACTGGCCTTCTAAGCCTTAAGCGTGAGATTGATAGATGGGACTTAGTTACCGCTAAGTACTTCATGAACATTAACCAGTTCACTGATATGCTAAATTGGGAGTCCGCTGGTGCAGCAGGAGCTTCTCAGGTTGACCCAGTCACCCATAGAGAAATCCTACAGACCGGTCTATATGGCCACATTTTTGGAGCCGACATTGTCGTAACCAAGATTGTTCAGCCTCGTCAGGTCTTCGCATGTGCAGATCCAGAATTCGTTGGTGTAATGCCTGTCCGTCAGGACATCGAAGTTCTACCCGCAGATGAACCAAAGCAGCTTAAGTTGGGCTGGGTCGTTTCCGAGATAATCGGAATTGGGATCGTTAACCCACGCGGATGTGCAACGGGTTTTGTGACCGATTGATAGTTTAAAACTACCTTTTCGGCTAATTTAGCCTACGGCCCTAGTTCTTGTAACTAGGGCCTTTTTTTGTTTTATATTTGGGAACCGCCAGTATAATCCTCGCGCGCGTAGTCGCAAAGCCATATGTTTATTTGGTTTTGTTATATTGGAGTTAAAATCTATGCTAATAATCTTTTAATAAGCGAGCTAGAAGTTTATTTTTCTTACAGCCTCTTGCCTCATTAGGATAAAAAATGCCAAATATTATAAGCGTTATAACCACAAATGCTACTCCTGGAACAAAAAGAGCAGAACCCAACGACAACAGCCCAAAAATCTATATTCTCAGGTTAGATGGCGATCCAAGAACCGATGGTGGAGTGGATGCTCCTGCTGGTGCTATCGCTATTTGGAAAGATGTCAGAAACTTTAGACAGTTTTTTAAAACTGGAAATAAACATACTTCTTGGAAAGAGCAAACGGTAAATTCTTCTGATGTGTTTTCGGAGAAAGGAGAAATACTTATTGGTACAGGTTCTTTGGCTTCTGATGTTGTATCTGTTGGAACTGACGGTCAGGTCTTAACTGCTGATAGTTCTGAAGATACTGGAGTTGCTTGGTCAACGCCAGCAAGTTCTGGACTTAATGATTCTTTAGCTGTTGATAATGCAACTGGTGGAACTGATATCGAACTAACTTCTGGAGATGCCATTGTTGGTACAGATGCTGCAGCAGGTTCAGGTCTTGCGGGCGGAGATATTCTTCTTATTCCTGGTGCTGGAGATGGAGCTGGAGTCAAAGGAGCGATCCAGGTTGATGCTGGTGGAAATGATCGTGGAGCGAGTGCGGTCGACTTCCAGCAACTTCGTGCGCTCGCCACTCAGGTCGCTTCGGGTGACCATGCGTTCATCGCAGGTGGCCGCAGCAACACCGCCATCGGTGATTACAGCCAAGCCGAGGGATACGGCACCTCTGCACAGGGGGCCGCCTCGCATTCAGAAGGCTACGCGAACGGCGCGAACACCATCATAGCAAGCGGTAAGGGAGCCCATGCCGAAGGATATTCGCAAGCCTATGGAGTCTATGGCCCCTTTACCATTACCGCAAGCGGCCCTGGTACGCACGCAGAGGGTTACACCGATCTTGGAAACATCATCGCGAGCGGCCCAGGAGCCCACGCAGAGGGCTACGCAGGGTTCGGAGACATCGTTGCCAGCGGTTCTGGTTCGCACGCAGAGGGCTACGGCACGCAAGAAAAAGAAAAAAACGCCCATGCAGAGGGTTACCAGACCGAAGCAAATGGATGGCACAGCCATTCCGAGAATTTCGCGACCTATGCCGGCGCACTCGCTCACGCCGAAGGCAAGTACACCTATGCTACGGGCAACACCTCGCACGTGGAAGGGGCCTACAACACGGCGAGTGAGTATTGCTCGCACGCAGAAGGGTACGGCACTGTGTCAAGTGCTCAGGGTGCCCATGCCGAAGGCTACCGGCCAATGTACGGGGCATACTCCATTACGGCGAGTGGAAAAGGCGCCCACGCCGAGGGATATGCCTCGTCGGGAGACATCGTCGCGAGCGGTATTGGCTCCCATGCGGAAGGGTCGAATACATTAGCCTCTGGCTATGCCGCTCATGCAGAAGGAGATGGCACTATTGCATACGTTTGGGCTAGCCACGCCGAAGGGACCGGAACTGAGGCGAATGGATACGGTTCACATGCAGAAGGTAAGGGCACTGTTGCCGATGGAAACTATGCTCATGCTGAGGGATATTTCTCTTCTGCCGCAGGATACTATTCCCATGCAGAGGGCAAAGCTCGAACTCATGACGGTGCTAATTACTCACACGCAGAGGGCACATCGAATGATGTTGGTGGCGCCGGTCCAGGGTATCACACTGGCGCTTATGGA